TGAAGACAACCTCTCCTGTTCCTTTAGCTATGTCCTCTTCAAATCTCACTATTGTTTCCTCTAGCTCAGAAACATAGTTACCTACCTCTGCCACTTCTTCAACAATCTCTCTATTTCTTAACTCTACTAACAACTCATCAACGTCTGCTTCTGTAATTCCAAGCTTGTCAGCGTAGAACTTTTTACTCTTTTTCCAATGTAGGATTTCTTCTAGCTGATTCAGTAATGCTTGATTCTCAGGCATATGTAGTTTATTTTGGTTAAAAATTAATGTAAAGATAGGAACTATTTCTGAATTTCCCAAAAATAAGTTAACTATTTTGGTTATATGGAATAACTTTTTTAGTTATAGTTAAAACAAAAACTCCCAGGGTAGAAACCCCAGGAGAACTTCCTGTAAACCAACAAACAGGATTTTTAAAATTGTATTAGCATTGGAACTCATAATATTCAAAGCTGCCACTTATAAGCTTCCAAGATATATTCTCTGAATCATAGAATAAAGCAGTGATAGGAGCACCTATAGCGTTTCTAGCAATTGCTGTACATGTTATAGGACTACCTCCTCCTAGGCCTGCGAATGAGTCACCATTGGCTTCAAATAAGGCATAGTCAGAAGCATCTAAGTATATTCTTAAAATTGAACCTGTAGGACATCCATCATAGTCAGCATAACGTCCTATATCAGCTAAATATAGTGCCTCTGGATTAGGGGTTGTAGATGTAGAAGTTGTGCTTGTACTACTTGTAGAAGTGGTGGTGGTGGTAGTTGGAGCTCCAGATACAACTAAGTAAAGGTCTCTTTGACAAACTCCTGTAGATCTTACAAGAACTTCTGTAGTTCCTTCTGGAGCTAAGATTGAAGTATATCCAGCAACAAGAGCTGCTCTAGAAATACCAGTTTCAAATGCTGTTGTGTAACCATTTGCATTTGAGTATAAGTTGAATGGACCTGTATCAGATCCTGCTAGGGTAAGTGTTATTATTACTGTCATATTGGTTTATTTTTATTAAGTAGGGATAACTGTCACTGAAGTTATTGTTAAACATGGATTTATACATCCACAGTTACTAAACCAGCCAACAACAGTATCTCCTATATAGAAGTTATAGTTTCCACCACTAGAATCATCATATACAACAGCTAGATAACCATTTGATGTTGCAGCTGTATTAAATACCACTGTGTAGTCTCTTTGAGTTTCATATTGACCAGGACAACAAAAACATTCTCCTGCAAAAGTGTCAGTATATCCATAAGACTGAATTGTAGCTGGTACACCAGCTGAAACAATATCTTGATATCTAGGACATCTATTACTGGGATAGTTTATAAAAGGAACACTAGTTGTACTTGTGTAATAGTAAATAGTTATATCTCCTTTAGTAACTATTTTGTTACCTGTAGGAGCACTTCCTCCAACAAGGGTAAGTCCCATAGTGTTTAACTCATTCCAAGTAACTAAAGCGTTGTTTGTTAGCATTTAACTATAATTGGTTTATAATGAACAAGCTCCAGCACAACTTGTACTAGATGGAAGAGTAAGTAATATTGAAGGACTACCTGAACTAGTTGATTGTGTTATTTGATAAACAAATCCAGTTCCACCTATATCTGCATAGAATCTATTTATTATAACAGAAGTTCCAGTTGGAAATCTTACTAATACATTTGTACCTGTTATAGAACAACCTGAGCAATTATATTCATCTGCTAAATAATAGTCATAGCCTGAAGGTCCTGGTATTGTAGTTGTAGTAGTTGTAGTGCTATATACAAAAGCTTTTCTATATATTTGTTTCCAAAGATAACCAGTAACTATATCTGATGTAAAGCTTGTACCTCCATCAACACTATAACTAAATTGACCTGTACTATATAACATCATTGCTATATAATTATTTGTTATACCAGCAGTAACAACATTACCACCAGCTATACCAATAGTAAGATTAAATCCTTGAACTGTAGGGAAACTATTTCCAAAATTAGTAGAAGAAATTAATACAGGTGGTAATGTACTTCCTATAAAATATGAATCTCCATTAGTTGCCCCCACCATAGTTTTTCCATCATCTGATATTGTAGCAGAAACAAAACCTTGATATTGATTTGCACCAAAAATATAAGAACCTGTATTTGAATATCTTTCAGTAAAACTTGTACCATAATTATTTGAAACATATGCTTTTATTCCTGCTCCACCAAAAACTCCAGGTCTATAGTAATCTGAAGTTAAAAATTGGTATTGTCCAGTATAGCTTAGAGCAATATCCAAATATAAATTAAATTCACTACTTCCACTTTTTGTAAAAGATGTTCCATAGTTACTTGAGTAAACTCTAAAAGAAAAAGGTCTAGGAGCGTTAGGAAATCCAGGATCAACTCTATGACTAAAAACAGCAGTTATATATTGACCATTTCCTGATACAGATACTTTTGATAATGAAAGTATGTCTTCTGTTACGCTATCAATATAATTTGCAGAAAAGGAAGCTCCATAATTTGATGAAACACACACAACAGCATTGCTGTTCTCAAACCAATCACCAGAACCACCCTGAGTCATACAAGCAACAGCTATATACTGCCCATTATCAGACATTGCTACATTAGTAGGATAAAATGGAGTAAAAGGTACACTACCTAGTGTTCTAGCTGTAAAAGATACACCACCATCATTAGATATGTATATTTGATTAACTGCTTGGGTAAAACTTACTGCAGCAATATTTAGTCCTGTAATATCTCCAGCTATAGAAGACCAACTTGCTGTTGGAAATCCTAATGCTGGTAATCCTGAAAGAGCTGTAAAAGTATTTCCTCCATCTAGTGATTTATAACCAGCAGTACCTGCTATACCATACATTGTATATGGAGATGCACTAGTGATACCTGATAAATCATTTTTAGTTACTAATTCGTTTGGAGCTTTAGCAGCATATGAAGGAAGTGATGTATTTATATTAACATACGTATTAGCTTCAGTTTTTGTTATTTGCTTTAAGTTAATAGGTATAGTAGTTTTAGCAGTGAAGTATCCTTCAGATACACCACTTTGTAAATTAGTAAAGCTAATAGTTTGATTTGAAGATAAACTACTATATGACATATTATTTCAATTTAGCTTCTAACTCAGCAATACGTTTTTCTAATTGAGCAATCTTCCAGCTATGTACTTGTGTATAATCTACTACTAAGAACCCATTTTCTTTTTCTTCTACAGCATCTGGTAATACATTCTGTACCTCTTGAGCAATATATCCCCAATGAGTTTTATTATCTCTTTCTTCATCTTTCCAAGTGAATGCTACAGTTTCTAAATTATTTGATGGAATAGCTGTAATTATATCTTTAAGTCTTGAGTCAGAGTTTTGGAAGAAAGAGTCTGCATATATTGAATTACCACTTACAGTTACAAGTGAATTTGTATATCCAGAGTTTGATGTAGAACATATAACTATTGCTCCTGCAGTTGCTGGAGAGATAGTTGTAAATCCAGGACCTGTAGGACCTGTAGGACCTATAGGGCCAGTTGCTCCTTGAGGACCTTGTGGTCCAGTTGGACCAGGTCCTCCTGTTGCTCCTTGAGGTCCTGTAGCTCCCTGTGGTCCTTGAGGACCAGGTCCTCCTGCAGGACCTTGTGGTCCAATTGCTCCTTGAGGACCAGTGGGACCAGCAGCACCAGCAGCTCCAGATGTACCAGCAGTTCCTGTTGCACCACTAGAGCCAGTAGCTCCAGATGTACCACTTGTACCTGTACTAGTTCCTGCTGTAGCTGATGTACCAGAACTAGCAGATGTACCAGATGTACCTGATGGTCCAATAGAACCAGAAGTACCACTTGTTCCATTACCACCAGCAGCTCCAAATAAGTTTACAGTCCAAGCTGCATATGTTCCTGAACCTGTTGTTGCTATTATATTAACAACCATGACACCTGTAAGGCTATCATAGCTTGTAACAGTACCTTCCATTGTATTAGATCCATCATATGCCAAAAGCATTGTTTGAGCAACACTGTAAGCTAATCCTGTACCAGTAGTTAATGTTCTAGTACCAGTTCCTATCAATAAAGATGTAACAGAAGATGATAGATATCTATCTCCATCTAAACCAGCTGTACCAGATGTACCTGCTGGTCCTATTGAACCTGATGTTCCTGATGTTCCTGCTGGCCCTATTGAGCCTGATGTACCAGACGTACCCATTGTACCATCTGCAGCAGATGTACCAGAACTTCCATCTGCACCTGAACTTCCATCTGTTCCTGAACTTCCTGAACTTCCAGAAAGACCAGCTGAACCAGACGTACCAGCAGTTCCAGAAATACCAGCAGAACCTGAAGTACCATTAGAACCTTCTCTACCAGAACTTCCAGATGTTCCACTAGAACCAGTGTCACCACTTGTACCAGCAGAACCAGCAGCACCACTAGCACCTGAGCTACCTGAAGTACCAGATGAACCACCAGGTCCTGTAACACCTGAACTTCCAGATGTACCAGCAGTACCTGTGCGACCACTAGAACCAGAAGTTCCAGAGGTACCATTAATACCAACAACACCATTACAAAGAGCATCATCTATTTTTGATAGAGCACAGTCTAAGTTATCTCCAGTGTGAATTCCTGAACAAGGAAGGTTGGGTCCATTATATATAACATTACCTGCTGTAGTTTCACAAGGAAATGAACCACAGTTTTGACTAGGTTGATAGTAAGCGTTGTAACAAGGATCTCCAGGATTGCAAGCCATTTTATAATTAGTTTAATAAGATTAAGGAATGTACATAATATAATATGCAGCTATGACAGGTTGAATGTTTGCATGAGCTGCTCCACCACCTGTATTAGCATTTGTAACACTTGTAGTTATATCAACACTAAGACTAACACTACTTGTAGTTTTAATATTTGATGAAACTTGACTACCAATTACATTTGAACCATCTCCAGCACCTTTATTTAAATAACTAATAGTATGACTATGAGGATTTGGAGATATAGTACCAACAGAGGTAACAGTTGCACCATGTGAGTGAGAAGGCATCTGTGATGTAATAAGTGTCACTGTATTTGCACCAGCTGTATTAAATATTGCATAGTTTGGATTACCAGGGTTTGCAGGATTAACTGCAGCATCCAATGGAGCACCTGGGACATTTTGAATAGCTCCAACACCAACACGTCCTCTTCTATCAGGAGTGCCATTTAAACCATTGCATAGATATACCTTGTAGAATCCAGCAGAATTTAAACCTGCACCTGTTCCATCAAAGTTAGTTAATGATCCATAGTATTCATATGCTACATATGGAACCATTTTTAAATATTGTTGGTTTG